GTTTTGCAGTCGTTGCGCGGTTCCAATTAGAAGCTCGACTTGCGTGTTGACCTGATTTAGCTGCTGATTGATTTTCTCCGCACCAAAGCTGCCCTCTTGTATGCGGCCAGCCGTCTCACCAATCGCCTCGCCGAACTTGCCGAGCCCAGAAGCTGCGCTGACAGCAAAATCCGCCAACGTGGCAAACGACCCGACGAAACGGTCGAACCCTTCCTGAACATTAGGGTCGTTGAGCGTTTCGGTAAGCGACTGGACTGCGCTACGAAGGTTGGGAAGCCCGCCCTCTTGCGTCAGAAGGCCGCTCATCGTGTTTTGCAGGCGTTGGAAGTCACCCTGTAGGGTATCAGCGGCTTCGGCAGCTTCTTCTTGCGCGGCGTTGTTGCGTTCCCATTCAACGCCAGCCCGCTCTAACGCACGGCGCACAATGTCCGTATCCTTTGCCATCGCGCCAAGCGTACCCGCGACTTCCGTGCCAGAAAGGTTAAGCTGTTCAAGTACCTGAGCCTGTGTTTTGCCGACACGTTCTGTCTCATCTAGTGCATCGACAAACGCAACCAAAGCCCCGACAGCATCACGCTCAAACGTTTGGGCGAACTGCTCACCCGTTTGATTCGTGATATTGGCAATCGTCTGTAGGCTTTCGCCGCCTTCACGGATCGCACCCTGCAATTCACGAAGGGTACGGAACACAGCACTACCAGACGATTCAGCACGTTGCCCCAGTGCGGCCAACGCAGCCGAAAGGCCTGTCACGTCTTGCGTCGCTAATTCATACGACGAAGCGCGAGAACCTAAGAACTGCGAGAACTTGACGATTTCGGATTCTGTCGCAGCGAAATTGTTACCAAGACCGACAAGCGCGCTACCCAGTCGATCAATCTCGGAAGTCGAAGCCGACGTGACATTAAGCAATCGCGCAAGCGAACGGGCACACTGCTCACCCGCCACGTCTGTCGCCAATTCCAACTGACCAAGTGTTTTAGCAAAGGCCGTGATGTTTTCCTGACCTTTTACACCTAGCTGACCAGCCGCCGTAGCAAGATCAAGCAACCGATTCCGCGCAATAGGAACACTGGTCTCGGAAAGGTCTTGCAGGGTTGACCCAATCTTCTGCAATTCAGAATTGGTGGCCCCCGTGACCTTCCCAATGTTCACCAGCTTTTGCTCGAATTGCGCCGTCTGCTGAATTGCCTTGGTAAAGGCGATAGCAGCCACAGCAGTCCCTACCGCTGCAATGGCAGGACCAGCTTTTGCAGCAGCAGCGCGAAGCGACGCCATACTCGAACTAAGGCGGCTAGTGGATTGGTTTGCCCTGTCCGCCTCATTCTTTAGAGTCGCCGCACTGGAGGACACACCACGAATGGACGATTGGGCTTGCCTACCATCAACTTTGATCTTGATCGGTATTTCACTTGCCATCAGAAATCCACCTGTTCGTCGGTGTCCTCAGTAGACTTTTGCTGCTTTTGATCGCGTGCGTGATCTAGCCACGCATCATCCTGCGCCCGGACCATCGTGTGCAATTCCCAGAACTCGTCCGCATCCTCAATGGCGTTACGCTGTGCCCATTGATGTATGGCGGTCCAAGGAATAGGTGACGGCCCGTTCATACCGGGCGGGCGGGCCGTTTGTAGTTCAATAAATGCCCGACGGTATAGCCCAAGGCTTTCCGGCACCTCGGGCCAACCGTCCATGACATTCACAGCCCACTTGCTACCGTTGTGGTAGCCTTTTAAGAGGGCCTTGTACTTGTTACCCGACCACTTTAGCTCGTAGCCGAGTGCTTCCTGTAGTTTTTTGCGTCTTCGCCCGTCTGCTCACGGCGGAAGTTGGACAAGTCCGTTGCCTGTTGCTTCAACTCAACGAACAAGTCGGGAAGGTCCGTGAATAGTTTGACGATGTTTTCCTCGGTGCAATCCAACTCATTGCCCTGCTCATCGGTCACACCGTCCCAGTCGATAATCACGCCCCGCGCATACACGCGCGCTTCCAACTCACGCGACTTGTCCTCATCCAACATGCCTTGCTGGATTTGGCGACGGTACGGCTTCATGACCTTTTCAAGCGCCTTCTCGTAGTCGGTGTTCTGTCCACCTGCACGACGCAGCCAAACCTTCGCATCGCCAGGGAACTCAACTTCCACACCCTGATCGCGCTCTTTCTTGTTGTCTGTCTTGTAGAGATCGTAAAGACCCATACTTACCTCCGGTAAAAGAAGGCGGGCAGCGTGACACCGGAGCGGCCACGCTGTTATTCCCGCCTAAACTGGTTTACTCCGGTAAACTTTAGCGGCGACTGACCTGAATGGTCTTGTCGTAGGACTCACCCGGCTCCGCGTTGAAGTCGAACTGCAACGTAATGTCCTCATCAGGACCGGGGACGTTGCCGGGTTCGTTCGTGCGGACCACCTTCGGCAATTCAATCACATAGCCATTGGTGCCGTTATCGACAGCGACCGCTAGGCCGAACTTCTTGAAGTCCACATAGTCCTGCAACTGCGACCATGTATCACTATCAAGGAAGAACGTGATCGAACCCGAGACGTTCATGCTGCCCAAGCCAATGTCGAACGACTCCAGATTGCCGATGGCATTAAGCCGCCGTGCGTTGGCGTTAGCCGAAAGCGTGAACGCGCTGGCCTCACCCGAAACCAAGGTGTCGTCGATGAAGATGCCGGTCACATGATCGACGGCGTTGAACTGCTCGGTGTCGGTGGCCGCATTGACGGTGCCATCACCCGAAGCACTTCCCTTGATCTCATGACCCTTCGCGGTAAATGTGAATGAACCTGTAACAATCGAGTCCGTAGAGAAGTCCAGGCTCCACTCGCCAATCCGTGCGCCCGTAATCAGGCGGTACTTGCTGGACAGGTCCGTGTGCTCAAGCTGAAGCGCCATCGACGGCTCGGCGGTGCCATTACGCACATAAGAGCCATCCATCGTGACCGAAGCGCCTGCCGCCTCATCAGCGGGTACACTATTAGCAACAATAAGTTCAGTCGCGGTTGTCTGGCCTACATCCTTCGCCTTATACCACCCGTTGATCTGGGAATCAGTGAAGCCATCAACGAACACCCACTGACCCTTGGTAATGTTGGTCGTGGTAAAGTCAACGGACGAACTGGACACGAATTTATCACCGGCACTGTCTGCCGAAATGTCCGAACCAGTGACCGCAGCCGCCGTGCTCCACCCCGTCGATCGGATGGCGTCGCGGATAAAGTCGTCGAACGTCTGACCCGAAAGCTCAAAATTCAGGGTGGCGCTCGGCTCCAGCCCCGTGCGAACGGTGCCGTCTAGCTGTGCGTCACCCCGGACCTCACTGGATCGGGTCGTGTTGGTGCTAACGCCGAAAGAGCCGCCGGTGTGGCGGATGGCGTTAAAAGGACTTGTGGGAACTTCGTTAAAGGTAGTTTCTGCGAGATACGAAATCTCGACCAGGCTAGAGTCTGCCATCGCGGGCCTCCTTACTCATTTTCATAAAAAAGCCCGCGTGATGGCGGGCTGCTGATTCACGGTTTGTGTTTGATTCTGTCCGTTAAGTCGAACTGAAACTCTGTCGTCGTGTTCGATTGCCACCACCCCCCATCGGGGCCGACGAATTGTGGAGGACTCGTAGCTTTCAAGGTAACGCCGCTATCGGTAACACCCCGAAGGGAAGCGGCTATGTCGTCTGCGATTTGATATGCCTTACCATCACCCGTACCTGTCGGGACAAAGATTTGCACGATGACCGTCCCAGGCTGGCGGAAACGCCGATTGCCTACAGCACCCGACGAAATCTGCTGCGCCCTTGACGGACGGATGGCAAATCGCACCCAAGGAATAGGGTCGCCGTTGCTGTCCTGTGCCTGTTCGATGAAGTCACCGTTAGGCTTGACAAGGCCCGAAACGTTATCCCAGCCAATCGGGGCCGTGTTGCGGTTATGGAACTCCGTCTTGAACCGTTGGCGTAGCGTGTTGGCGGCTTGTTCAAAGTTCATCGCTTCGTCGCCCTAACCGCCTTGTCAACGATCCCCGGCACTTCAGGCAATACAACACTCACCATACCTTGCGGCGCTTGCTGCGAGTGCCCATCCTCCAGCACCCCGATATACTGTGCGCCGTTGTTGATGTAGAGCACTTCGCTCAACTTGTATTGTTTGTCGATTCCCTGTTGTTCCGCCGTCGGATTAGCGCCGGGTGTTCCCTCATCATCTTCTCTATTCGTCGTGTACCAGCTATTGCGTGCAAAGCCGGTATCAATAGGCGTTTCCTCGCGCAACCGCCCCTCGATCTCTAGGATAGACAGGCCCACGGCGTTTTCCGTTTGTTCCTCCAGAAGCCGCATTGTGCGCTTTAGGTCTTCGATTTCGACAGTCATTGCCGGATTTGCACCTCATACAGCGCGAATTGCTCACCACTCGCCACGGGCCGTACCCTAACGATCTGCCATGTCGTGCCGTCCATCTTGAGCCGGTCATCCGTGGTCGGCTCCTTCGGCATGTCCAG